TGTCGCGGTACTGGCGCAGCAAATAATTTGCTGCCTCCAATGGGTCCTGGATGATTTCGTCGGCCATGACCGACTAGCGGTTTTGAATTACCTTGCGAGTGCGAGGATCGTATCCGCCGAATCCGGATGGGCTCATCGGGCGTTGCGCGGGTTGTTGTGGCGCCTGCTGCTGCCCAGCCTGTCCGGCTTGTTGGCCCCGCGATTGATCACCTTGATTCGACTTGGGTAGCTCAACGGTTCTTCCGGCAATGCTCTTGTAGTCTTCTGCCCTTGCCTTGAGCCTTGTCCTCATGCTTCTAATCGCAGCGAGTGTCGTTGCTGTTGTTGGACCTGTGAGCGGATTGTTAAAGCCAGTAGACACAGGAGTCGTTCCCATCGGAATGGCAAACTTCCTGGCCGCCTCAACTTCGCCTTCTCTTGCCACAGATCCTGGGTCAAGAACTTTTGCTAGAGACACTGCGAACAGATATGGAATTTGCTTTAATGTTGCGGACCCCTCCGGATCAACGCTTTCAAAGTTTCCGTACTTTTCGACGCTAGCCTCGAGCTCATCTGCCATGCGATACGCTTCGCGGATGTTTGACTCAAACGCAAAATCTGCCTGAGTCAATTCCTTGCCCTTAGCAATAAGGGCTTTCTCTCCGGCGTCCGCGACGCTCATCATGATTCTACGCTTCTCGGGGTCCTGCTCCATCATCGCCTTTTCTTTGTAATATTTAACCTTGTTAACCTGACGATCGACGTAAGAGTCAACAAGTTCTTCTGGCAATCCAGCCGGGACCACAATGCTTGTTCCTGGCGCAGTTCTTGTTCCTGTTGTTTCTGCTAGCCTATTCATGAGCGCGGCCTGCTCGACAGGATCGCTCGATGCCATCAATGCTTCTCCAACCCTCCTCGCTTCCTGCTCTGGATAGAGTCTCTGTTTGAGCATCTCAACTCGAAGTGCGCGATCTTGATCTTCCATCGCCTGGCGAGCGTCTTCTTTTGCATACTGCTCCTTTTGAAAATCAAATGGAAACAAAGGTCTTGGTTCAGCCATGAAATTATCCTATCTTGCTATCCATCCACTTGCGGATAATGGACTTGATTTTCGGCTTGTTGCGTATCGATTCCGCAATTCTTTCTCCGTATTCAGCGTAGAAGTTTCTCAGGTTGTCAGATGCCTTGGTCAGCATCCATTCCCTAAATTGTAGCCATTTAGGATTGTCCGCCCCATAAACTTCTCGAGCCACCCAACAGAAGAATCCTCCAGGAGCCACAGCAGATCCAACTCTGGCAGCAGAACCAAAAAGATTGGCCCCAGCGTTCAGATACGATGGGATCGAATTCGCAGCGTTCGAGCTTGCCTGCGCCGCGGTTTGGGCTCCGTATGTGCTAGCCAGGTAATTGGATTGCGAACGATAAAGATCATTAAACGCCTGAGTAAGGGCAACAGGAATACTTTGATCCACTGCCTGGTAAAACGGAGAAGCAGTAGAAGGTTGCTGATTAAATCCACCAGGTAGCGCTTGATTGGCCTGGATATAGCCCTGCATCGCACCCTGCTGTTGTGCTGTCCTGGCCTGGGCCAGATTTCCAATGCTAGGTCCTCCGGCAATGAACCCGGCCGCGGCCCCAAGCCTATTCTGCTGTATGCCTTCACGAAGTAATAGATCGCGAGCCCTGGCTGCTCCAGAAGTTTCGCCGGAACCAAGAAACTGTTGCGCGGCGCCAAACCGGGCTAGCTTGCGTTGTTCTCCGGCTGCGCCGATCTGCGCGGCCTCCTGCACTGCTGGTCCAAGACCGAAAATATTGCCCCGGGCGGTTTGAGCCCCGCGGATTGCCTGCTCGTACCCGCGACGTTCCTCGGCCCCGATCGTAGAGCCAAGTTGCAATTGATTGATTGCCTCTTCCTCAATCGTTCTGCGAAGTTGCTCTGTCTCTGGAGTGGTTGTGGGCTCAAGTGGCTGAGTCGCCATGTCCCTGTACTGCCTGCCCAGGCTAACCGCGGTGCGATAAGAATCTGGATCGATCTGGTAAAGTTGTTGAGAGGCGCGCTCCTCTGGAAGCTGGAGGAATGACCTAAGCGACGTGATCTCCCTCAATCCTTCTGGACTATCCATCGTGATCGGGGTGAAATTCTTCTGCATGTCCTGCGCTTCAGTGACTGCTCCTGTCACGCTATTTAGATCATCGTTAAGCTGTTTGATGAGCAATTCAGAGGTAGTGCGCCTTGCATCGCCAGCCGGAAGTCCAGAAAGAAGATCGTTTGCTGTCTTCAACCGCTCACTGATCCCGGCAATCTGCGCGTTCCCGCGATCAATTACACTGTTTAGGCGGGACAGCCTTGAGTTATTGTAGTCGTCAACGATCTGCTGATCGGAGACTTGGAAGTTTAACATTGTTCCAAGATCAGAAGATCCGTAGTTACGCGCAGCGGAAAGCTGTGACAAGGCTTGGTTAAACTCTGGACCAGCGTTAGGATTTTGCATTCCCATCCCACCAGCAGTCAATGCTTGAATTTGAGAAGCAAGGGAATTTCTGGTATTTTCCTGGCTAGTAACATCAGCAAGCCTTTGCTCGTATGTCTTTTGAAGATTTGCTATTGATTCGTCTTGCTTCTTTTTAATTATTGCATTTGACGCATTGGTTGCTTCAGCAATTGAATTGTATGGATAATCATTTTTTTCCTTATTATATTTGATTATTTGATTGTCATATCCAGTATATTTTTGTCCGTTCCAAGATGCTTGACTTATATTTCCATCGGCATCTACTGAATATCCGTAATACAAATTTGCATTCCTATCAAGAATAGCCATAATTATTTAGTCCCCGTGCTAAAAGTAGGATTTGAAACATTCGTTCCAATCGTGCCGTAAAAATCAACCGGAGGCATCGACCTTGGGTTCATTGCTACATTCTGTTCTACGGATTGGAATGGTGACGTTCCATAAAGACGTTCGAACTGGCGAGTCATCTGGTCGCCAAGTCCTCGATTCAGTGCATACGCCTGTGGGCTAGTTTCGTATGCCCTTCGCAGCCCCTCTAGGGTGCGTTGAGGTCCGTACTGACGCTCAAGTTGCATCCCGGCCTGTACCCCGGCCTGCTGGTCAAGCGCTGACAATTGGCGCTCCAGGGATCGCTGTTGGGGCATATACTGAATTCGTAGTTTGTTCTCGAGCTCGGCCATGCCGGGAGCCTTCTCCATGTACGTTTCAATGTTTTTCTTGTACGCCTCAGCATTGGCCTGCGCTACTGCACTAGGATCGGGCGGGGGAGGAGGTGCAGGAATAGAAGGTGCGCCACCCATTAGACCCTTGCCTTTTTCATAAAATTCATATAGTCATAACTCCTGTATCTTCCAGAACGGTTAAACGTAATACGTTTACGAATGCCAAAACGCTCCCAAAGGAGAAGCAACAGGCACCTCAAGGAGATAGCACCCTTTGAGGAGATCGTCAAGTCTACAAAGACATTGTCCCCATCCTCAGAGTGAACGTAGTGGTCGGGCTTCTGGTCATCTTTAAGGCACCTGGCTAGAGCCACCCCGGCGATGCCGTTTGAGTCCTCGACAATGCCGACCATGCCCTGCCTCTCAAACCAATTAAACCAATCAGCTAGGTTGTGCCACATCCCCTCTGGCACACCGGACGCTTCAATGTATTCTACAGCTGTCATATAACCTTCTGAATCTCGATTGTGTCCGGGTTTGCGGCCGCGACAATCTGCCGAATTGCCATCTTGTTTGCGGTGCTTGAGATCTTGATATTCAGCAGACGCCACTTCTCATACTTACGAAGATCGCTTGCAATCCGTTTCTTTACGGACGTCGGAAGTACTGCTGGCAAAACAAAATCCAATGTGAGCACTGAGCTCGCAATGTTCAGCCCGGACTGAACGCTGATGTCTCCAGTATCGACGTCTCTTTGAATAAAGATGTTTGCGCTGTTAGAATACGAGTCATCAAAGATGACCTCGAAATGCGAGCCGTATTTGGCAGCAAACGTATCCCCAAAATTAAAATCTTTTGTGCGAACATAGGACTCGTAGTTTGTGCCTGCGTCTAGGTAGTCTGACGAAACCGTTCCAGC